GCCCATGCCCTCGGCAGCACCGCGGATCACATTCAGCGGGTTCACCAGTTCCTGCAGGCCAGCGCGGGCCTGCTCGATCGAGTCGGTGAGGCCAGCCGCAAAGCCATCGCCAACACTGAAATCCATCGCCTCCATTGCTTCGGTGGCAGCCTGCTGCGCTTCAGTGGCCTGCAGTTGGCCCAGCTTCAGGATCCGATCAATGTCGGCCTGTTGGCCCATGGCGTTGAGCAGCTGCTGCGCCAGGCCGGTGCCTTCTGCATTCACCAGGCCCTCGAACATCAGCGTGCCGCCGCTTAGATCGCGCAGCTCGAGGATCGTCTTCTTGATCCGCTCGCCTTCATCGGCGATGTTGTTCAGCGCCTCCTGGTATTCACGATCGATCGCCTGGCGTGCCGTCTCACCGAGCCCCTGCGTGGCGCTGTTCACGTCGCGGATGCGGCGCTTCAGATCCTCTGCCAGCTCAGCACTGCGCAGTAGGGCGTTGTTGTAGTCGTTGGCGGCCTTCTCTGCGGCACGCTGCTCTGCTGTTGCGGCGCGGGTTGCAGCTGCGTCACGTTCGCGTTCTTCACGCAGATCGCGCAGGTCAAAGCCACGCGTGCCGCCAACAGCACCAGGGGCAGAGGAATCAGTCCACAGCTTTTGCAAGCTGGCGAAATCCTTTTTGGCTTGGTCAACTTGAGTGCTGACAGTGCTGGTGAAGGTGTTCCAGGCGCCTTGGAAATCACCTCGCACAGCCTGGCTGACCACTTGGAAGGCGCCGACCACGCCGCGGGCCATGGCGCCAAACAGCGCCACGTTGGCGTAGATGAATGTTGCGACTGCTCGCAGGCCGCCTTTGATCACCTCAAAGAGTGCCGTCCAATCCTGCTTTGTATCGAACATCTCAGAGAAAACGTCGATGATCGTCTGCAGCGCCGGCAGCAGCGAATCCATCAACTGCATCTGGAAGCCTTGCGTCCTGAAGCCCAGCTTCGTAATGCTGTCGTTGAAAACCTCAGAGCGCTGCGCGAACTCATCGCTCAGCTTGTAATTGAACTCATCAAACGACTTGCTACCACCGTTCAACACGGTGATCAGCTCAACGCCAGACTTGCCAAACAGCGACATGGCCGCGGCAGCTTTCTGCGCACCATTGGGCATATCAGCGAAGCGATCAGCGATCTCGCGGAAGGCTTCGTCTGTGCTTTTGAGTGTGCCGTCTTCTCTCTTGATTGTGATGCCGAGCTGCTGGAAGCGCTTCGTCAGCTCTTCGTTGCCTTCGGCCGCTGAGACCATGTTGACGTTCAGTTTCGTCAACCCTTTGATCAGCTGCTCATTGGTCACATCAGCAAGCGCTGCAGCGTTCTGCATTCCCAGCAGTGACTGAGCAGCGACTCCCGTTCGCGTGCTGGCCTTGCCCATGGCATCAGCCACGTCGATGCCGGACTTAATGAACGCCGTGAAGGTGCCCACCGCCAGCGCAGCACCCAATGCCTTGAAGCTTGCGCTCAGGCCGCCAACGGCCGTCTTCAGGTTGTTGACCTTGCCGGTCACTCCCTGCATGGAGTTGCCAAGCCGGCGGATGTTGTTCTCTCCTTGAACATCCGCCTTAATGCGCAGCAGCGCGTCGAGATTCATCGCCATCTATTTGCTCCTCTTGCTCACCACGCTCAGAACTGCCGCTTCCATGATCTGCAGATCCTCCAGAACGGCGCGGGGCTCTTCTACTTCATAGAGTCTAAGGAGCCACTGAACGGCGCCATAATCCAGGCCAATCAGGCCGGCCATGCCCGTTCGCCACTGCGTCTGGCAACGCATGAACAGCTGAACCGACTCCCAGTTGTCAGGCAGCACCGCAAAGTGCTTCGTATCCTCACGCTCAGGCAAGGCCACGCCAAGCGCAGCCGCATCATCCTGCGTGTGATCCTCAACGCCGCCGGCTGCCCAGTGCTCGGCGGCCTCGATCAGTTTTTTGCCTTGGCCCCCTGCAGGCTCTTGAAGTAGGTGGTCACGATCGCTGTGGCCAACATGGGGATGTCGAGCAGACGCTCGAGCGCAGCTTTGCTGAAGGGCACCTCTTCACCATCGTCATCAGTGATGCCAGCCCAGCCCACCAGCACCTCACGGGCGATGTCCTGATCGCTGGCCTCTTCGGTCTGAATGGCCTCACCAAGCTCACGCAAGCGTGACTGGCTCAGCCGGATGAACTCGCCATCAAAGGTCTGGCGTTGGTGCCGGCCACCATCAACCGGCACATCGAAGCTGATCGGCCACGTGAACCGATCATCTTGCTTCAGGACAAAAGCCATCAGGTGAATTCGATCTCGAGCTCATCATTGCCTGCATCCGTCGGAGTGGCAATGTATGGCAGATTCAGCATCTGGATGCCGTCCTGATCGCTGTAGGTGGGGCTGCCCAGATCAGTCTGCGGCGAGCTGAAGGTGATGATGTTGCCGGCGGTCTGCCCATGCTGGAAGGTCAGGTTGCCGGTGTCAGGGCCAGCAGCAGCGCTGAAGTAATCCTTCGCCGTGATGGTTGGGGCCTCAATCACTACGGTGCCATTCGGCCCGCGGTTGGTGATCAGCACCTCCTTGGTGCAACCGATCAGCTCCCGGTAAACCATCTCATTGGCCAGATCCATCGAGAACGACTGGAGGCAGCCGGCATAGCTGAACAGCTGGAAGCCGGTGGTGTTGCCCTCCTTAAAGATGACCGGATCAGCCTGATCGTTGTAGGTGGTGCTCGGTGGCGTCACATCGCCAGGGGCGTTGTAGATGCCCATGAAGGTGAAGCTGATCGTCGGGATCTGGCCCACCTCGCCGTTAATGGTGAAGCTGCCGCGTGCGCCGGTCAGCTTGTGGCGGATCTGATCGTTGAAGTAGTAGATCGTTGCTGAAGGGAAGCTGGCGCTCAGCGGGCTGTAGGTGACGCTGGTGCTGGCCACCGTGGTCACATCGAGGCCGCAGGCCTCCAGCAGGATGCCGTAGGCCGGGGCGGTGCCTGCAGCGCCGGAGCCAGTCAGCTCAACATCAAAGGTGATCTCAACGCGCTGGTTCGCCAGCAGCTGCTCTGCGTTACCGAGGAAGGGCCGGATGATCTCACGGCTCACCACATCGGACTGCAGCGGTGTGATGTTGATGTTGGCAACCTTGATCGCATCCGCACCAGCAGGGGTAGCGTCCGTTCCGTAGGTTGATTCTTTGGCCGCAACGATTAGGCCTTTGCGTGTCAGAGCCATTGCTCAGCCTCAGCAGGATGTAACCGGCTCTGAACGCCGGGGATCTGATCCCATCGTAGCCATCACGAAATCGTCAGATCTGCCACGCTGGTTCTGTATCTCACCAGATACTCAAGGCTGACGACACCAGCGGGCTGATCCGCTTCGATCATCTCAAAAGTGACGCCAGCGGGCTGCACGTCGATTGCGTAACCGCCAAGGGTGAGATCGGCCATGATCTTGCCGTGAGCGCTTTGCACGATCGGATCGGCCAGCTGATCAGGCACGTTGCCGCGCACAATGATCGCCACCCGCACCGTGAGGCTCCAGTCCAGCGTTGGCAACGCCGTGTTTTGCTGTGCCGTGTCGTTCACAGGCTCAACCACGATCGCCGGACTCTCTCCGCGAGTGAAGGGCTCCACCCGGCTGCGGTAGATCCTGGTGCCAACCTGAGCGGTGCCAGTCAACGCAGTGCGCAGTGCCGCCAGGATTCGCTCGCGCTTGGTCATCAGTGGCACATCACGCTGATGTTGACGGTAACGGTCCCGCTAACGCTGGTCACCGTGGAGCGCACATACTGCACGGCGCGGCCTTCATAGAAGTGCCCATCAGTGCCGCTCTCGTTGTGCGCTTTCTCTGTGTCGATCGCGAACCAATGCACGCCGTCAAGCGATCCCTCATCCAAAATCGTCGCATTGCCAGTGACGCGATGCACAAAGGTCAGGTGCGACCCATGCACCATCACGGCTTCGGTTGAGCCCAAGTCTGTGAGCTCAGCAAAGTGGTAGACGTTCCGATTCAGCTCACCGGAGGATCCGTAAACAGTCATGGTTTCTGGAGACCGAGCTCAACAATGGCGCCATCGTCAATCAGTCTGGCCTCCCTCACCGTATAAACCACACCGGCCACGGTGATCGAATCGCCATAGAGCAGGTTGCCGAAGTCGGAAGCCTTGGCCGTCAACGTGTAATCAGTGCTAAGCACCTGGTCACCAGCCAGCACCTGCGTGGGCATGTCCAGGATGCCCAAAGCAGAAACGGCGCCAGCCGTGCAGCTGACGCCGAAATCGTTGAAAAACGAACTGAGCTCTTCAGTCAGCGCCATTGGCTTTCGCTTTTCTAGGGGCAGGCTTCACTTCAGCCGGTGCTTCAACAGCGCGACCCATGCGGATCAGCTGCTGACCCACTTGCGTGTCAACGTCATAAATTCCGCCTTCAGCAAGGTGGCCGCCTGCAGCTGCGCAGCTGCGCTTCACGAGAACTTTCATCAGATCAAAAGGGGCCGGTTGCCCGGCCCCCCTCCTTATCAGGTGGTGATGTCGAGGATTGCAGCGAAGCTCTCGGGGTGACGAACGGCCACGTCATAGGTGACGATGCCGCGCACGCTGGTCAGAGCCTTGCTGAAGTCGTCGCTGTCTTCGCCCACGGTGATCTCGAGGCCGTTGCCCCAGAAGCCCACCATCGCCTGGCTGAAGTCGCCCATCAGCATCGCGGAGCAAACGCCGCTGCTGCTGCCCTTGGTCAGGTTGCTGGGAACCTGATTGGTCACATACAGCGGGTAGCCGTTCACCGAGGTGGGGGTGGCGCCGCGGCCCAGGGCGTCGAGCTGGTTGTTCACCAGGAATGCGCCATCGCCAGTGGTCGAGCCACCAGCGCGGAGCTTCTTGAGCTCAGCCAGCACCTTCGCGTTGGTCACGTAGGCGATGTTGTCGCGGTTCAGAGCGCCGTTGTCGATCAGCACCTGCTCCTCGAGATCCACCAGCGACTCAACGGTGATGGGGCCGCCGTTGGTGCCCAGAGCAACCGAGCCGATGCCGGTGGTCTGCATGATGCCTTCAGGCTGGCCGGCAGAACCGGAGCCGTTCAGCACACCCAGATCAATGCCCAGGTTGATGCCGTCGGTGATGTCGCGACGCACCAGCTGCTCAATGCCGGGGGTGCCCTGCAGCAGGGTCTGGCGGCTGTACTTCGACAGGGCTGCCAGATTCTTCGGCGAGAGAGTCACCTGGTCAAAGGTGGACTCAGATTGGGTGATTGCGGTGACCTCAGAACCCAGGTAGTAGGTGCTGGCCACAGAAGCGCGACGGGGAATCGCGACGTTGCCCACCAGGCCGGTCATGGTGCGAACACCAAGGCCGAGCATGATCGAGTTGTTGCGCAGCGCCTCGATGAACTCATCGGCCATCAGGTCGGTGGCAACCAGGTTGCCGCCGGTGGTAGCGCCAGAGGTGACGTAGGTGGCGCGAAGTGCAGAGAAGGGAACGAAGAAAGAATTGCGTGCGGTCTTATTCAGGCCGGAACGCTCAACCTCTTGGCTCATCTCGCGCACCAGGCCGGCTTCACGGGAAGACCAGTCGCCAGTCAGTGCGGCGCGGATGCCAGCGGTGATGCTGTATTGAGCAGCGTCACGCTGATCCATTTCGATCTGCTTGACGGGCTCAACGGGCTTGGCGTCGAGCTTGTCGAGCACAGCAGCGCGAGCATCGTCGATGCTGCGGCCAGACTCGATCAGCTGACGGCCAAGGTCGCCCATGCCGTGCTTTTCAGTCAGTGCAGTGATGCCAGCGATTCGGGTGCGCTCAGCCTTTGCAGCCTCAGCAGCCGCTTCAGCCCGCACCACTGAGAGGTCAGGGGTGTTTTCCATTTCAACCACAGGTTGAGTTTCAGGGGTTTGTGGTGCGGCAGGGGCCGCGGGTTGAGCGTCGAGAGCACGCCCGACGCCGACCGTTGGGTCTGCCGGTATGCTAACCACGCTCACTTCATGAACTCCCCACGCAGTGGCGAGGAATTCACCGCTTGAGCGTTGATCCATTTCGCGGATCTGATACCCAAACGAGACGTTCCGTAGAACGCCATCTTTCACGTCCGCAAGAATTTCTTGCGCAAAAGCATTACGGCTGAATCGCACGCTGACATAGCCGCGCTTCTTGTCTTCATCAATCCAGCCGCGCTCCACCACACCGATCACCCGATCAGGGTCATGGTTGAAAAGCAACGGTGCGCCGTTGTTCAGCCTGGTCAGATCAGCCGCGCCACGCTCATGGCTCAGGATCTCCTCGCCGAAGTAGCGGGCGACCGGATACTCAGAACTGAAGGGGAACTCAATCGTGCGATCGTCTTCAGCCACCTGGAAATCGGTGGCCTCTGCCCTCTTCAAGATCTGACCTTCTAGGTCTCGCGAGATGTCATCCATGGCTCTGCCGGTTGCCTCCTCGAACTCTATTGGCTCATAATCATTCTCATCCAACCACGCGCGAGCCTCATCAGCACTGAACTGGGCAGCGTCGAATCGGATGGCCTGCAGTTCGGTGGTCTCGTCTTTGACGCCATAGATCGCGTCGATGCCGCGGCCCAGGTCATCGTTTACGCGTCGCAGGCTGTCGTATTGGCCTGGATCATGCAGCCGAGCCGAATGCTCATTCGGATAGGGGCGATTCAGATTCATCATCCTCCTCCTCATCAGGGTCGGGTTGCTCAGATGGAACAGGCGCAGCCTGCTCAGGCGGCTCAGCCTCGGCGATCCCGGTCGTTGTGTCGAAGGTGAGCTCCATCTCCTCCATCAGCTCAAGCTCGGCCTTACGTGCACGCAGTAGATCC